TTAAAGTTGAACATGCAGAGATCAACGCACCTGCTTGGTCAGGTGCTTCTCATGTTTGTTTTAATTCACGATTACTTGGCAATCTAAATACTCCAAAAGAGATTGCTGGTTTGCGTGGACTTGATCTGCATGAAGTTAGCCACATTCTTTACACACCAAGAGAAGGTTCAGAAATCTTTGAATGGTGCAGAGAGAATAATTATTTATTTGCTTACAATGCGTTAGACGATCAACGAATTGAAACTTTATTTACAACTCGTTATCCCTCAACGATTGATTGGTTCACATCAACAATTCTTATTCACTTTGTTGACGACCCACAAGCATTTGAAACTTCTTATGGCTTATTGCGTGGTCGGCAATACTTACCAACTGAATTGTTGGCACGATCACGCAACGCATATAAGTTCCAAGATCAATTAGATGAAATCTGCGAAATTGTTGACCAATATCGTGTATTAGTTTTTCCTGACGATACTGAATTAGCAAAAGATTTAATCAAACGATTTGATGCGTTAATGCCAAAACAAGAAGTTCCCCAAGACGGATTAGCGGATTGGGAAAAAGATTTACTTGGCAAAGACGGCAAGAAAGTTGTGATCTCAATTAAATCCCCATTCGGTCATGGTGATAGACCGCATGAAGGTATAGAGAGTTCATCAACATCTCGCCCAGTTCCACCAATTCAACAAAAGCGTGATCGTGATAGGGCTAAAACAAAACCCATTAAAGATGATGCTAAATTGGCAGAACAATTAAAATCACAACCAGTAATTGAAATTGATTTAACTAATCAAAATAAAGATACTGATAGTGGTAATACTGCTGGTAATCAAACTCCTGATGATCAATCTGCATTATCAGATATGTTAAATAACATATTAGATAATCAACAGATTGCTAACGAGATCAACGACATCATTAGACAAATTGGTGGCTTACCTTCTCTTGCTACCAATAACTCTAAAGAGCCAAATAAATCTCGGTATCAAAATCAAAATCCTGATGCTCAAACTTTCCAAGCATCTCTATCTTTTAGTAGAGAGTTGGAAAGATTAAAAGCAACCTTTGACCCTGCTTGGAATAAATACCAATCACAGGGTCGCTTACAGGCGCATAGATATATGCGTGGTGATGATTTAGATACGATCTTTGATCAATGGTCAGAAGGTCAAGATGATGCGACAGAGATCGAGTGCGTAATTCTTTTAGACAATTCAGGTTCAATGAGTGGTCGCAAAGAAACTTCTGCTTATCGGGCTATGTATGCAATCAAGAGAGCATTAGATCGCATTAACGCAAACACCACAGTAATTACATTCAATACGATTGCAAATGTTTTGTATCGTGCTGATGAAAAAGCAACTGGTGTAATTCGTAATGCTGGCTCTCAGGGTGGAACTAACCCAACGGAAGCAATTACTTATGCAACTAAAATACTTGCTGAAACTGAAAAACCAGTTCGTATTTTCTTTGCAATTACTGACGGAGAGTGGGAACACTATTCAGTTAGAGAAAATAACGAAGCAATTAAAAAACTAGGTAATGCTGGTGTATTAACTGCTTTTGCTTATATTGCTGATCAAGATGAATTAGTAAATCTTGATCAAGAAAAATCGCACTATTGCGAAATTGGTGCGGTTGTAAATAACCCTCTTAACTTAATCGGCATGGCTAAATCAATCGTGAAGTATGCGATTAGTCGGAGATTAGTTAACGCATAACAAACAAATGTGGTGGAACATGGTCGGGGGGCTATGTTCCACCCTTCTAACAATAAGGAGAATAAATAAATGAAATCCGCAGACCTAAAACTAGGAACTAACTATGCAGTAATTCCAGCATGGGATTATTCATCAAGCGATAAGAAAAATCCTGATCGTGTGCAACGCAATCATGTTGCTAAGGCAACTCTTGTATCAACTGCAAAGTATGAATACAAAGTTTATAGATCAGACAAACAAGATGATCAAGCCTTTGCGCCAGCAAATAAAGGCTCTCGTAATGTTGGTTATTTAGTTTGTTCAGATGATTACAAAACAAATGGACAAGCAACAACAACAATCTTTTGGTTAGCAAGACCCCAAGATATTGTTGCTGAATATGCAACTCTTGAACCAAAGTGGGCTGAGAGAGAACGCCAAGAATTATTGGCAAAACAAAAACATGAAGCAGAGAGAGCAGAACAAGAACGCAAACAAAAAGAAGCAAGGGAATACCACGAACGAGTTTCTGCATCTTTACTTGCATCTCTAAAAACAATTCTTGGTGATCGTGCTAACAACATAACAGTTGATCAACGCAATCGCAGGGTTGGAGATAACTATATTGAGGTTTCAGAGATGAACATTGATCTCAAAACCATGTCCATATTAATTGAGAAAGTTCTTGAAGCGAAAGACTTGGTGGGTTAATGACTACACAAACAATTACTAAAGACAGTTTTTATCTTGAACGATTAAAAACTAAGTTCAATACTGGTGAAGCCTATTGGAGTGTTGGAGAAACCAGCACTTCAATTTGGCAACCACATACTCGCAATAAGTTTGATGTATTAACTGAACACAAATTAATTGATATAACTTTTGATGAACAAATCTATAAAGGTTTTCAATTAATAATTATGAGATTTCAATATGAGTTCAGAACAGTTTTGGACTTAAATGGAAATCCAAGTTCAAATTACTTGGCTGATAGTGATATTGGTGGCTACATGAACGATATTAGATCGTTTGTTTTTCACGAAAGTATTGCTTACGAGATTGGTGGCGTTGGCGATCTTAAACAAGAGTTAGATTGGTTAGGTCAGAGTGCCACTCTCTACATGTATGGCGGTGATACTGATGCAACTAAAACAATTAAAAAATGCCAAAAGAAATTAGATTTACTTTCACAAATTGCAAATGTGAGAGATGAATTAATTTCTATATCTACTGAAAGGGCTAGTTCATACGATACAAAAAATCCTTACAACATTAATGTAGGTGATCAGGTGTTTATTCAGGCGCATGGTCGGTTGCGTAAGGGCAAGATCGTATCTACAACTGGTAGCCGATTTATTGTTGGCTATTTAACTCCTTCAAACCATGACGATCTAAAATACAAAACTCTCAGATTGGATAGTTTATGGATACCAGCAAATCCATGAAATCAAAACGAACTAAAGTGTGCATAGGTTGTCTTACTGCTTTGCCACTTAATCGTTTTAATAAACACATAGACGGACAATACAAAGTTAGGGCAAGGTGTAAGCCATGCTTTGCCCTAATGCGTAAGGGTTCAGAAAAAAGAAAAACAGAAAAATTAAACTTACTTGCTAAGGGTAAAAAGCGTTGCAGTTATTGTCGCAAGATTAAATCACTATCACGCTATCAACCTAGAACTCATGCAAGCGGTAATAAGGGCTATGAGGGGGCTTGTAAGCCTTGTGTGTCTATTAGACAGGCAGAGAAACATCAGAACAACCACAAAAAAGTAAGAGAGTTTGTATTTAATTATTTATTACAAAATCCTTGTATTGATTGTGGTGAAACTAATGTGTTGGCTTTGGAGTTTGATCACTTGCATAGTAAAAAGTTTAATATCGGAACTGCACTTGGTAGCAACCTTTTATCAACACAAATTAAATCAGAGATTAAAAAGTGTGCAGTTAGGTGTTCTAGTTGCCACCGAATTAAAACTCATAAAGAACAAAATAGTTGGAGATACCGACTAGTTATGGAAAGGAGTGCTTAAATGAGATCAAAAACTTATTATCGAGTTCGAACTGGAGTTCGTATTCTATTTTGGAGTGCGTTGGCAGTTGGAACTTACTATTTAGCAACCCACATTAATTGGGTTGGTGATCACTATTGCTTTGGCACTATTGATCAATGTTATTTTGGGGGTAAATAAATGGGTTATGTAGAAATTGTTAGGCAAGTTCAAGATCACGAATTAGATACATGTGATCAATGTGAACAACAGGGTGTTAGAAGTAATGGTAAAACAATTACCGATAATTACTCGCAAGATATTTTGTGGTTTTGCTATAACTGCGTAGAAGCACAAAAGAGATCACTCTCTCGATAACTTAAAATTGTTGGGTAGGCGTTAACACAAGACTTGTCGGGGTTCTTTCATTCCCCACTCCTTTCGCTTGTGAAGGGCGGTCAAGACTTTTAATATCCTTAAATTGCTTTGGATAATAAGACGAGCCGTATCTGCGCCTATTCAACTCCTAATAGAATTGGATTAATAAATGTTTAATGAGAACCAAAAAATAAAAATACTTCAACAAAGAATTGAATATCAAAAATCTTTGGCTGAGGTTGCTCGTATGTTTGGAACTTCAAGAATACAAATTAGAAAAATAGAAGCCGAATACTTAAATCTAAAAAGGAAAAATAATGTTTGATGATTTACTTGATGAAAGTTTGTTTGATGAAACATTTGATAGCGAACCACAATGTAATTGTGAGTGTGGTTGTGAAGTTCCAGTATCGGGTCAATGTGTTGATTGCAGTAGTGATAATGGGCATCAAAATAATAATGGATTACCTAAATACGATCACTTAAACGAACTATTTACTACAAGGGAGAGCCAATGAACCAAGAACAAGAGGACTTAGTTAAATCTATTAACTTTGCCAATGAGTTTATTAAAATTGTTCGTGGATTTAAGTTAGATCAAGAACGGCAAGATAGTTTGCCCCAAGAGATAAAAGAGTATTTAGCCAATGAACACCTAAATCAATTAATTACAGATCAGGGATTAGAGCCTGAGATGTTAGTTTGGGGATTGTTGCACATGATTGAAATACTTTTGAAGTTTGCCAATTTACAGCCAAATGATTTAGTTGAAATCATGGATAAGTTTGTTGAAAGCATAACTAATGGGAACGGAGATAAAGATTATGACTAAACCTAAAAGCCAAGTGTCTTTTACTAAAGCAAGAAAAGTAATAAAGCCAGTTGAATTAAAAATACCAACACCTAAAGATATTGATGATGCACCTTGCCAAACAGTTGACCCTGAAATCTTTTTTCCTGATCCAACTGATAATGCTGGCATCACAAAAGCCAAAACTCTTTGTGGTAATTGTAATCAAGAAGTTAAAACTAAATGTTTATCTTTTGCATTAACTAATAGAGTTCATTACGGAGTTTGGGGTGGACTAACTTCTGATGAAAGACAAACCCTACTTCGCAAACAGTATAGGAGTAAAAATGAGATGTAAAAAATGTGGCGCACAAATTGATTACTCAGGAAGTAATGACGGCATTTATTGGTCTTGCCAAGATTGCGGTATTGATACAGAACAGGAGATTGATTAATGAACTTACCTTACGCAAAAAATCAAGTTGTGATTGAAGTTAGTGGTGGTGTAGCAGAAGTAATGCGTTGTCCTGACGGAATTGAGGTTTTAATTATTGATCACGATAACGAAATCAATGGTGGTTATGGTTCAGAAAAATGGAAACTATTATTTGGGGGGAATTAATTAATGGTTAATACTTTTATTCCTTATCCTGATTTTGTTAAATCTGCTAAGGCTCTTGATTACAGGAGATTAGGTAAGCAACGAGTTGAAGCATGGCAAATACTTCGAGCCATAATGGGAATTAGTAAGGGCTGGCGTAATCACCCTGCATCAAACATGTGGCGTGGGCATGAAAGGGCTTTGTGCGAATACGGAATTGCAATCTGCCAAGAGTGGATAGATCGTGGCTACAAAGATACTTTGTTGCCTAGTTTTGTGGCTATGCACTCAACCTTCCCTGATACTGGATTGCCGTTTTGGTTTGGTAATTCAGAATTGCATCAATCGCATCAATCTAATCTAAAACGCAAAGATGCTATTTATTATCAATTTAATGTGCCGACAGATTTACCTTATTTGTGGGCTGATACAAAAACTAAAACTACAAAGTGGGGAACTAAACCTAATGAAACTAAACAGAAAGTTGTTAAATAAACATGAGCGATTGGCTAACAAATACAGATATAGCGGAATTAACAGGGTTGAAAGTAGAAACTCTGCACAGTTATCTAAGTCGCAACACCCTTCCCAAACCCGACAAATACATGGGGAGAACTCCAGTTTGGAAAACAGAAACGATCAAACAATGGGCATCAGACCGAGAAGTGGAGATTAACTAATGGCATACATGAACATCTATCTTGAATTAAATGATGATCACGAAGGCGATAATGCACCAGCCTTTGCTCACAGTTTAATAAATTACACGATTGATGATTTAGTAATTAAAGATCAAATTAAAAACTACGAATGGGAGATAGTAGAATGAATAAAGATCAAGCAATTAAAGAGTTAGTTGAACTTCAACACACTTGGCGTGAAAGGCAAATTAGTGCTGAACAAGACGGAACTTCTGATTTTTTAATGTTAGACGGCGCAATATCAGGAATAGATATTGCGATTGATATTGTAAAGGAGATCAATTAATGGGTTTAGATATGTATTTGTATGCAGAAAAATATATGGGTGGTAATACTGACCACCCTGAGTTGTATGCAGAGATTAAAAATCTTGCTGGATTAAAAGATTTACCAACTCCTGATTTTTCTAATGTAGTTGTTAAATCAATGGTTGGTTATTGGCGCAAAGCCAACGCTATTCATGGCTGGATTGTTGATAAGTGTGGCAAGGGCGTTGATGAGTGCCAAACAATTTATTTAAGTGATGAGGATTTATTAAATCTAAGAAACGATTGCATCAAGGCTTTGGCAAATCCTAATCGTGAATACCAAATTGAAAACAATAAAGTGTTTTATCAATTATGTGATTACCTAAATAAATTAGAGCAACCAATCACAGTTGAAAATTATGAGAACCCACTTCAACCAGTTGAAGGTTTTTTCTTTGGTGGTAATGAATTGAGCGATTATTATTTTTATCAACTGGAATATACGATTGATCTAATTACTTCCCTATTAGAGAGCGATCAAGAATTGAACTTTACTTATCAAGCCAGTTGGTAGGAACTAACTTTATTTAATTCCAGAAAAGTTAGTTCACGCTCAATTCCAGATCAACTAACTTATCTGGTGTTCCACCAAGTTAGTTCCCAAGCGCATAAGCCAAGTTGCCTACTCCGTATGTAATCCAAATCACCCTCAGCCCTCATGGGGCTGGGGGTTATTTTTTGATTAAGAACCTACTGACCAGTAGTATTACTCGCCAGTAGAAGGGTCATTACTCGCCAGTAGAACAGGGGAACTTATGGCGTATGTAATCAAGCGCAACGGCAGATTTACTGGCTATTACAGGCTAGGCAATAGGCGGTTGTCGGCTGGCACATGGGCTAATGAAACCGAAGCCATGTATCACGCCATACAATCGGAGAAGCATGGCTCTATTGCCCCTTCAAAGGCTAATTTGAGGGTAGGCGATTTTATAGATCAATGGCTGGCGGTGTCTGACCTCATGCCGATCACCAAGAAGGGCTATAAGTCGGTTCTAACTCGATTTGTAATTCCAGTTATAGGAGATCGAGAACTAACTTCCCTGAAGCCTTCAGACTTAGTTAAGTTAATTGATGATCTCAAACTAGGTGGCGTTAAACCCGCAACGCTAAATCAAGTTAAAGCCTCTCTTGGCTCTATGTTTTCAAAGTTAGTTAGTTCAGGTCAGTTAGAGAGTAATCCCACGCATGGAATTAAGATCAAGGTCAATCATGCCGATATATCTAATCTCCTAGCCCCTGATGATTTCAAGGAGATCGTGAAGCATTTACCGACACAAGGAACAAAATTATTCGCCCAATTTCTAGTAGCAAGTGGGTGTCGCTATGGTGAAGCAACGGAAGTAAGAGCAAAAGACATCAATTTCAAAACTGGCGAAATCTTTATTCAAAGGCGAGTTAGTGATCTAGGTAAGCAATACAACAATGGCGAGAGATTTCTAGTAGTAGATGCCACGAAGTCAGGGCATAAGAGAAGCCTAGTGATAGGAAAAGCCCTATTACAGCAACTAAAAGCGTATGTCCTAGCAAAAGGCATAGCAAAAGATGACTTGATGTTCCCAAGAACAATACTGCTGACCCCAAGTAAAATAGAAGGTTCACGAAGCGCAAAGCCCTCTCGACCATTCGAGAAAGGCGGAAAACAGTTCCAGCATGGAACTCTTTACTCCTATACACATGGGGGTTGCAGATGCGAAGGGTGTAGGCAAGCAGTAGCAAACTACCGCAAAGCCAAAGCCCAAGCAGAAGCACTAGCAAAAGCAGAGCAGGTAAGAAGCCGAAGCCGTAAGGCAAAGCAGAAGCATCAGCAGAAGCAAGAGCAAGGGAGTTTCATCAACAATATGAGCCACATGCCTCGTGATGTATGGAGAACAACATGGAACAAAGCAATAGCCAAGTCCGCAATCGGCTGGTTTCCAAGAACTCACGATTTACGACATGCTAACGCTACGCAGTTATTAAAAAACGGCGTAGATCTACATGAAGTAAAAGAGCGACTAGGACACCAATCGATCAAGACGACAGAGCGGTATTTACACCGCCTTCGTTCACACCAGTCAAAGGCATCTGAAAGTGCCAACGACTATTTGGAGTGATGATGAAAACAAACGCAAGAATAAGAGCCGAGCAGATGCCAAAGGCAATAGTCAAAGCATCAGCAAAAGCCAAAGCAAGAGTAAAGGCACTAATACTTGGTGGGTCGATCTCGACCTTAGCCGTAGCATTTGGGGTAGCAACTACAACTGATGCAATAGCACCAACTAGAGCCGAAGCACTAATAGTGCAAGAAACAAAGACCGAAGCAACTTTGAAAAAATATGAGAACGCTCATAAATTGACCGATACTGAATTGGTCGAGTTGCTTCGTGCCGTAGGCTTCACAGGTGAGAACCTGAAAGAAGCATGGGCAGTTGCTAAGAAAGAAAGTAATGGGCGACCTCTCGCTCACAATGGAAACACAAACACAGGCGACAACTCTTGGGGCATATTTCAAATAAATATGATCGGAGAGTTAGGTGAAGATCGTAGAAAGAGGTTTGGTTTAGAAACTAATGCCGAACTGCTCGATCCTGTGGTTAATGCAAGTATCGCCCACTACATGAGTAGAGGCGGTAAGGACTGGAGTTCTTGGCATGGAATTACACCAAAGACTAAACAGTTAATGGAACAGTTCCCTATCAAGAAGCCAAAGCAATAGCAGAAGCCATAGCAAAAGCATAAGCAGGGAAAGCAATAGGAGAAGCAATAGGAGAAGCCCCATCAGAGATGATGGGGCTATCTCAGAACTAACTCCCCTGGCAGCCAGGAGAAGTTAGTTAGTTAGGGGTAATCATGGGAGAACACTCATTTGTAGATCGGTATATGGAATTGGACAAGGGATACTTAAAACATAAACAAGAACAATATAAAGATTATAAACAACCTAACCTGCTTTATACAGAAGAATTGTTTTGGGATAAGTTAGTTCATTTAGGTTGGAGAAAAGATCACACAACAACAGAGTGTTTAGTATTGGTTTGCTCTGCTTGTGAATTATCAATAACAAAAGTTGTTCTTAAAAATACCTCTGATGTCAGAGGATTATTAAGTGTAGACGAAAGAAAGCACCATCACCAAAGGTACTATTGCAAAGCAACAGCAAAAGCAAAGCAATAGCAAAGCAATAGCAAAAGCAAAGCAATAGCAAAAGATTAGTAGTTATTTTTTAAATCTTCTAAAAATAAATCATGAGAAATAGTTTTTTGTATATTTTGTGTAGTTATTAAATTTGTATGTGTTTTATTAAAATACTGTAATTCTCTTTTATACTTTTTAAGTAACTGTTTATTAGGTAATTTATGCCCAAACAATACACACAAATAATCTTCCGTATTAAAATGAGATCCCTTTAAAGTTGAAAAAAAATCTGATTGAACTAAAATTCTTTCTTTATTAATTTCTAATATATTTGTTATTAATTCTGGAGTTTTAGTATTTTGTATAAAATTTTTCCAAAACAATGTGTTTTCTTTATTAGTTACATAATGCCAATATATGTATTCAACTATAGAAAAACTACTAATTTCATTGTTATAATTAAAATTATCTTTAATAAATTTATTTTTTGTTAAAATATTATGTTTATTTGTAAAAAATTTTTGTAAATTAAAAATTGTTTGCATAAGAGAGGTTGCTTCTAAAGGTTCAACAAAACCTGCGGACAATCCTAACGCTAAACAATTTTTTATCCAAATTTCTTTATAAGTTCCAGGTTCAAAAGAAAATAATTTGGGAGGAAAAATTTCAAAACCTAATTTATTTTCAATTTCTATTTTAGCATTATCTACCGAAATTTGATTATTATCAAAAACGTAACCACACCCATACCTATTTTGTAATGGGGTTTTCCACATCCAACCATAGTCCATAGCAATTGCTTCTATATATGAAGGAATTTTTTCATGTTCTTTATTATTTAAGAAAAAGGGCAATGCTTTATTAGTAGGAAGATAATCTTTGTAAGATATCCATTTTGATAAATATTTTTTTCCTATAATTAAACGTGCAAATCCAGTGCAATCAAAAACAAAATCTACATCTATACATAAACCATTCTCTAATAATAAATTAGAAATCTCTTCATCTTGATTTAAATTTATTTCTTTTACTTTACTTTCAATTCTTTTAATCCCCCTATTTTGTGCAACTTTTGATAAATAATCTGCTAATAATTTTGCGTCAAAATTTAAAGACCAGGCTCCAAGTTGATTGTAATTTAAAATTGGATTTATATTATTAAACTCAGTTATTTTTGTAAAAGGAACTTTATTATTATTACAAATTTTATTTATAAAACAATATTCATCCATAGAAATATTATTTATGTAAGAATATAAATGAAATAAATTTGTGTCTAAATTAAATGAATCAAGGTACCCATTTTGTTCTGAAATTTCAGGAATTAAATATTCAAATGGATGATAAAAATAATCTTCGTTTTTATTTGACCATCCAGTAAATTTTGCAGTAGTTTTAATTGTAGCATTCGTATGTTTTATTAAATCAGAAACTGGTATTCCCAAAAAATCCAATGCGTTTATTAAGTTTGGGGTAGACGCTTCTCCTGCTCCTAAAATACCTATTTCTTTACTTTCAATTAAAACAACATTATCGTCAGGAAAAATAACCTTTGTATATAAAGCGGTTAACCAACCAGCAGTGCCTCCACCTACTACAACTAAGTTATTTATATGTTTATTTTTCAAAAGATTCCTTTTTTAAATTAAATTTTTTTTAATTTCAGAAAGAACTTGTTCTCTAATATTTGCTTGTTGTGCCATTTTATATCTTTCTTTTAATAATTTAAATTTTCCATATCTACCAGGAGACTCAGATGATTCTTTAGTAAATCCAAGTAATTTTGTTGACATAACTATTCTTTTAAATTCAATTTTTTTGTCAGTTTCTATATGTAAATAAAATAAAGGATCTCCTTCTTTAATTTCAAAAAAATTAACATCTAAAGGAATGTGATAATCTAAGGTTAATAAACGTGGCCATTGACCTATATCAAATTGACCTGTAGATAAAAGACTACCTTTTGCTGGGCTTACATTAGGAAAATAAGGAGCGGTAAATTTCATTAATACGGGTTGTTCAGAAAAAAAGAACCATTTCATATTATAAAGTAAATTTGAATAACCATCTAAAGTAGTTGCTCTAACTTTTGTAAGAGTAATTTTTCCGTTAGTAATAAGGTCTTGAGAACCTTCTTCTTTGTGTATTGTTTTTAATAAATCTACTGGAAGTTCATGAGTGTCGTCTAAATTTGATAAAACAGTAAAAACATTATTAAAATAATCTTTTGTCGCAGGACAAGAAAAAAATCCAATATTTGATGTTTTTTGTGGTCGTAATAAATTTAATACTGGTACAGGATCTCTATACAAAGATGCCCAAATTTCATAATCAGAAACATAAGAGGCAGGACACCAATATATTATTAAATTATCTTCATCTTTATTATTCACAAAATTATTCTCCATTTATTAATTGTTAAGTTTAATTAACTTAACCTCACATGCATCAGTTGTACAGTAAGCCTCTCCTATGGCATCTGCAGCCATGCCAGCATACACTCCTGAAAGATCTATAGGAAATAGTTTCATAACTCCCTCCGAATTATATTCGTCAACAGTAATTTGGGTATAAGGCATTTGAGGATATGTAGCATTACCAGAGGGCAAAAACGAAACGGTTTTAAGTTGTCCATCATACATGTGCAAAACCGTGCCAATGGCAGAAGATTCTGTTTCTGGATTAAAAGAAACAGTTACAGATACAGAATTATCTGACCAATATCTTTGTGCGGTTGCAGCAAGAGCCATTTTTTCATAAATACTCACATCTTTTTCAGAACGTTTAGCATTTGATTTAATTGGAAAAAATACAACTGAAGTTGTATCAGGAGATTCACTTGCTGGTTCTATTCGATAGTTGGCCATTTTAAATAATGGCAACATCGGATCAGAATTAGCAAAACGAATAGCACGATTAAAATATTCGCCACCAACAGTCCAATGAACGCCAGGTGATTCACCTGCCAGTATACTAACTGTTCCACTTGGCTTTACTGTTGTTGTCTTTATAGACTCACGAATACCGAGCCACTCGGAATAAGTAGTGTCATAGGTTTTAATAACTTTATAACCTTCATCCATCCATTGACGAAGTACTGGTAGTCCTTTGTTATCAGCAAAGTTTGCTACACCAGAAATAGATGTTCCTATACGACGATTACGTTGCATAATGGCATTAGTTTCTTCCCAATGAGTAGGAAGAAGAGTCACGGTCTTTGCATATAAATACGCAAACTTTAAGGTGCGTTTAAAATCTTCAATATCTTCATGACGATTTAAATATGTCTCAACTAATGTACAGCACTCATATGATTCAAGAGATTGTTCTGCACATGGGTTATATCCCATAATTCGCCAGTCTTTGTTATTTTCAGGATCAGCCAATCGACCATATTTTCTAGAGATGTCCATCCAAACAACTCCTGGCTCTCCATTACGAGCAATACCATCAATTATGTTATCTAAATTATCCCCTACATTAACTGATACAGAGTTATTAGACATCCAAGCCCATCCTGGCTTTTCTGGATTGTAAGAATTTCTTTCTGGAAATTTTTCTGCGTTTTTTAAATTTAGAAAATCTTCATCATCAATTCTGCCAATAAGTAACTCAGCAGACCGCCTAACGTTGCCAGATACAACACAAACCCCAATAAGATTCCCAATGTCAGCGATATCAATACGGGTAAGTTTCTGACCAGTACGTTCTTTGAAGATTCCATCGATGTAATCATGTAACCTAATGAGAGGCTCTGGACCCGCTGCTGTTCCACCAAATGTCTTGATGGGTTCGCCTGCCTTGCGAATTTCTTCATAGTTAAACCTAGGACGTTTCGAGTCTGATCGTAGGTAAGCGTTAATAAGCGTGGCCGTTGATTCGACCCAGCCTTCTCTGGTATCTGGAATGACATATGTTTCCCCCTCTTGTGGTGCATAAATGGTGAAGTCTTTATCGGCGCCCTTATCGTCGAACCCAACTCCAACCCCAAGCATACTAGCCTCCATTAAAAAAGCAAAAGGCTTGGCTGGATCAGTCTTAGTCATTGATGCAGTAGACACAAAAGCGCAGTTTTGCAATGCTGCAGAGTTGCGTTGAAGATTAACTAGTGGAGTTCCCATTACCCATAGACCACGTCCAGGTGGTGTCCACTTTAAATTCCATAAACGATCAAATGCCTCTTTGGCTGAGGAGGCTGCTTTGGCATCTGACCATGGAAGGCGATTAGTTTTGGCGTGATCCTTCTGCAGTGAGTACATCCCATTGATGACTCTCTCACATACGTCTACCCATGTTTCCTTCGTACCATCTGGCTTAAGTCGTGAATAGGTTCTGAGAAAAGTAATTTCTCCTACCGAATTTCCCGCTGCATCTTGATACCCAAAAGGTGCCTTTCTTGTTTTATATGGTGCGACAAATTCTTCGGCTAACTTAAAAGAAAAAAGACTCATGGACCCCTACCATTTCTATCTAGATGCAAATACCCCTCGATGGGAATGCATATTGTGACTGGTCTTAACCTATCACATATGTGTTAACTTTCTTTACTACTTATGGCAAAGATAAAAGGCTAAAGTTCCCTCCACTATGATCCATTGTTCTCCACCTGTTGTTATCAGATAACTACTCTTCAATAGATTGTTGAATAATTTTTGTTACTGTATCCTCTTTTAAAGTGTCAGGTAGTTCACGAAGTGCTTGTGCACGATCTCCAAAAATTGCAGAAAGAACTCCGCCAGAACTTTGACGCTCTGCTGTAATGCGTACAAATTCTCGATTCTCCTCTAACTCTTTTAAATTACCGACTAATTTAAATAAACGGTCAATCTCTTGCGATACATTGGGATCAGCATACCCGCCATTCATTTCTTCTGCAAAACGCATAAAAGCCACTCTTTGGCCTTGCATTTCAATAATTGCGTTAAGTAAAGCCTTTAGTTGATCTTTAGTCTTTACTTCGACAGGAAGATTGAAAGCACAACTATTGTCAGGCTTGAAAGCAGGACAATTCGAGGCAACAAAACAAGTGTTACATTGGCGAAGCGACGAGTGTTGGTTGTTAATAATTGGAACATCTTTAAGAACATCCTTTCCGTCTTCATCAGTTTCTACTACCGTCTTCATCTTATACCCAAATACAGGTAAATTTTGAACCTCTGAAGGATCTCTTTGCACCACTTCATTTGTAGAAACTTTCCGCATTTCTAACTCACTGTTATCAGATGAGGGGGGTTCAAATCCCATTAAACCTGTCAATAACTCATCGCTGTTATCAGATAAGTTCTCTTCCTTACCACCTTCAATGATGTGAAAATTTGGGCTTTTCTTGTCCATTGATTCCTCTAATCGCTTGTATGACCAGACTGCAACCTTAGTTGATTCCACCGCACTATCTTGCACAAACGCCAAATAGTTTAATCCAGCCTTCTCTACAATTGCTTTATAACGGGGGCGGGCTTGATCCTTCATTCGCTTGGGATAACGAACTAATTTGGTTCCATCCCAGATGATAGTTTCGCCTCTTCTCATTGGCGATAGCCATGACAATGTGCTAGCAGTGACAAATGGTATCTGTCTCAGATTGTCTGGCTTGGCACATCCAAGGGCATGATATTTAGTTCCAAACTCCTTAGAGTAACTTCTGGTAACGGCCGCTAAGTTAGTTACTTCCTCAATCTCAGCGTGAGGCAATAAGACGTTTCCGTATTTTTGAGACATTTCTTTCAATGCTTGTAAGCCGTATTCTTGATGCCACACTACCCGTAATTTTGGATCGTTACTGAAAAAGGGGCGCTGTTTTTCCACCCAGTCTAATCCTAGAGTTAGTGAGTCAAACTCCTGAAATGCGGTTGCCCTGTCCGCATTGTTAACTAAAAACTCTTGGTAGTCCGCTGCTAAATCAATTAATTCTTCTTTGGATAACCCAGCCTTATCAGCCTGCGCTGCACCTGACTCAATGTAGACCTTTGTTTCTGGATTAAAATGTTCGTTTATAAGCCATAACTTAGTTTTTGGTAAGCCCCGTTTACGAAGTCCCCAATAATTAAGTCCCATCGACTCAACTTTCATATCTTCAAGAAGAGTACGGTTAGACCCAACTTCCGTTCCATTAAATATTAGTAGCATTAAAGTACTTCTATTAATACTTGTAAATTACACAATGCTACATATTTGTATTTTACGTTATTTTTAGTGCAGTATTCTTGCCATGCTTTAAATTCATGATTTTTCCAACCAGGAAATCCAAAATATTCATCAAAAAGTATATAAGTTCCTGTTGCAATTCTAGTTGGCCCAATAGAATTAAGAACAGTAGAAGTTGATTCATAAGTATCACAATCTATGTTGATAAAAGAAAAAACTTTTGAATTTTTATTTAACCATTCAGGTAAAGTATCAGAAAAAGACCCTTTAATTAAGGAAACATTGTTTTTTACTAAAGGCATTTCTCCATTTTTGTTAAATCCTCCTTTTGGATAATCTAATGAAAAGTCTTCTTCTAAACCTAAAAAAGAATCAAAACCAAAAATGGTTTTGGGAAATATTAAATCCGCTAAATAATTTATTGAATCTCCTTCAAATACTCCAAACTCTGCTATATGACCGTCTATTTTTAATTTAGAAATAGCGCAATTCCACATTTGTCGTTTATTACCGTTTGTAAAAACAATTGCTTCAGACATGTTTTTTTCTGCATAATCTGCAGATTCTTCAACTGCTCTTTTTAAAAGATAAATTGCAACACGATTTTGTTCATAAAGAGCAGTATCAACAATTGTTTGTTGAGTTTTAAGTGTTTGATCTTTAATTATTTCTTGTATTAACGAAAGTAATTCATTATTCATAATTTTAATCAGACCAAAATTCTAAATCTTTTGGTTTTGCTGCCTCTCTACTTTTGTGTGTATTAACCCTATCAATAGATTCTTCAATTTGATTCCAAGTTCTAACTTTTTTAGGAGCGTCAGGACGTCGTTCAACAGACAAATAGCCTGGATTCATAAACATAATAGCGGGAATACCTTGTTCTTCAAAAACCCAAGCACACATAGACGGGTCAGAATCAACATACATCTCTATTGGAGCACGAGAACGACTCATAACAAATTGTCTTTTTTTTAAGTCTTCGCCTTCTAAATAAAAAGAACGGTCAATTAAATCATCATAGTTAATAATTCCGTGAGAATTAAGCCAATGTTCTGCATCTTCTGTTTTTCTAGAGGTCATAATGGCTACACGATTATTAATATTTAGTGCATAGTAAAGCATTACTCCTGATCGGATTGGTTCTCCTGAGTCCGAACTAAGTACGCCGTCTAGTGATAGTAGTATGTTCACGTTATCCTTTTGCTCGGTATGTTGCCGCTCTACGAATTAGGGTCTGAGTATCTGGTAGTTCAATACCGTAAGTTTCGTCTGCTTGTTTTGCTTTGTATGCTGACCAGTACTCAGACAGTTGTTTTAAGGCAGGAACTGTTCCATATTTTTTACCAGCCTGCCATCTATAGTTGTAAAAATCGTCATATCCTTTGCCATCTTTTCTAAACGCAAATCTTCTTGAAGAATGAATATCGCTAAATAATGCTGATCCCTGCATTAAAGCAGTCTGTAAATTAAATTCAGCATTACGTCTAGAAGCAGGATTTTTTGCTCCTTGTAAATCTGTTAGGGCTTTAGAATATCTCATTACAATTTCTGAAGCCATAGAAGTATCTTTTTGAACTGCAGATTCCCAAACTGAATTTTGTTGAGCACCTTCTTTTTTAGGAAATACAGTCCATTCGTTGTGGGTTAGGTCATAGGCTGCATAAGGATTTATAGTTCTAATGTCTGTTGCTCCAGGATTGACGTAAAAAGTTACTTCAAATCCATTCCAATTAGTCATTTCTGGTTGTAAATGTTCTCTAAATTCTTCGTTTAGCATCTTGCTAATTTCAATATCAGATAGTCCCATGTACTCAGGATGGGCTTTTCTAAATTGAATGTAATCAACGCCAATCAAAACATCTAAATCTCCTGGCTCACGGTCTGCAGACCACTGAAAAGAAACGGCAGAACCTGCAAGCCAGACAGTTGTCCATAGGTCTGGGTGACGATACACGTCATCTAAAAATCCAAATAATTTTTGCAGAATACCGTTACGGACCCAACCCTTTAACGTTGTATTAACAAACAATTTAGGGTCTAACTCTTCTTCAGGATCAGAAAAGTAAGAGGTAGCAGAGGCCTGTAATTGAACAGGGTTAACAAATCCACTTAAATCGCTCATAGACATAGTCTATGGCTCTTTAGGCTTGTGAGGTGTCTATGCCTCTGTCGCTTAGTGCATTTTTAAGTTTTTCTTTAAATTCTGCAACATTATCTTTAGGTTGTAGGTTTGCTATCACGGTTCTAGCAACCCTATCTGCAAGTAATTGACTTTCTATGTCAGAGACTAGTTCTCTACTAGTTTGATAGATATCAAAGGTAGTTGCTTTGCGTAAAACAGCCTCACTTGGCTCAACTATTTCAGTAAATACACTTCCATCTAATCTAATTCCAACGGTATATGCTGCTTGTACTACGGCTTCTTCTGACATTATTCTAGTCCAATCAACTTTCTCTTTCTCTGTGCTACGGATACTGCTACAGGACAAAAGTCACAGAGATATGTTTTTGGTCCAGCAGATTCTTCATATTTTTCCATGCCTTCTGCTCTACGTTCTTTTATAGTTTTAGGAACTAACATCTTGTCTTTTATATGCCAATCAGAACAACCGTCTTTAGGCTTATTATGTTGACGATAGCAAGTCATAGCATCTTCCATAAAAGTAGAACGTGAATCATAAAAGGTATCATCTACCTCTGCAATACCCGCAGATCCTCCGCCTTTTATTTGGCGAATAATTTCTTTTTTAGACTCTGTTTTAGCCCAGGCTTTTAAAGGTAATACAAATAGTTTACCTTTATGAGGTTCTCCAGAAGGAAACACATGCTGTTCACATGCAATTTCTAATAAGTAATCTTTTTCAGGTGCACCTTCATAAGGAGGTAATTCTTCTAAAGTTTGACATACAAGACAGTACAACAATCTAAATTGAGGTTCGTTGGTTTGTTTTTTCTCGCCAAGAATTGGAATGTTACTCATTATGCTCCCTTTAGTAATCCGTGTAGCCTAGCGTACTTAGGCGGCTAAGGCTATTTTACGATGTCCTTGATCATGACCTAAACGGTCTGTTCTTTTAATTGAGTATCCACAGCAAGATTTACCCCTTTTTACGTTTGACTTTGGGTGTTTCTTGTTTGCCTTACCGCACTTACGAGAGTCATTACGACCCCCACCACTCTTACTTCTCGCCAAGAGGTAAACCGTATTGTGGGTCTTTAGCCATATTATGACCACTCTGGAAGTGATCATTGAGTGCACGTTTTACAATGTTTTGATGTCTAGAAGTTGTTACTGAATATTTAGATGTTGAGTGTTGCCATCCAGCATCGCCATGCCATGCAATTGGAGTTCCATAAGAACGAACTGTGTATGTTGGATTTGATTTACGATACTCACGGGTTTCATCATCTGACATATAGCCAGGACCAGTAGTACCTTCTACACCTGATAATGCTGCTGCTTGAAATGGAATTTTATTAGCAATAAAATCTGGTGCTTTTGCTAAATTAGTTTTTGCTACTCTGGCCATAATTAATCCTGAAACTGATCTGTGTTTAACCACGCATGTAGGTGGTGGGCTTCAACAATTGCAGATGCTGGTGCTGCTTTCTTGCCCTTATATAAAACACCTTGTGGAAGTTTAATGTTTGAATCGTGTTTGCCACGGTTTACGGCACTGATAGCACGTTTTGATGGGCCAAGCATTGATGCAGGAACTGGTGGATAATGATTTCCTTGCAAGTGTGCAAGCAATCCCATATCTTTGTTCTTGCCTTTCATTGAGGCGTATTCTGCTGCATGCATACTTCCCATGATTAATCCTTAATCTCTAAAAGATTGGCGTTGAGTTTTTTGCATTCCTTGCAACATTCTACCTGCCATGCCTTTACCCGCTACACTGGCTCTTGCAATTTTTGTTTCTGGGCCAGCATCTCTTACTGCACCACTTGCATAAGATTTTGGCGAAACTCCAGAAGGAAATTGTTTAGGCTGTAGATTAGACACTATTACTTACCTGGGTTTACCTTATTTGGGTATTCAGAAGTTGCAAAACCATAACCATAAAATGGATGAAGTGATTGACGGTTGGCTTCAGTAGCAGATGACTCTGGACCTACTTCAGTATCAGGACGTACCTTGCGATACTTACCATCGGTTGCACCTTCATCAAGTGACTTGTTCATTGAACGAGATGAGTTAACGGCCATTATTTCTTCTTCCTGTTTGCCTCAATAACGGTTTCCACCGCTTGAGTCGATTGAGCATACTGTTCTTTGCGAGATGCTGGATACTCTCCTGTTGAAGAAGATATTAATCCACCTGTATCTCTGACTAAATTATGCACCCTTTGGCGTTCTTTAGCACTCTGAATGCGGGTCCTTCTACGGTCATTAAACATCATGACATTTTATCCTTTACTCTTTTTGCATTTTTTGCAACAGTACAACCCATGCAATGACCTCCGTTTGAAAGAAATTCTACAGGATTTATAATCATTCCACAGGTAGGGCAAGGGGCTGAACCATTGTAACGAGTGGCGTTATCGGCAAGTAATTTAGCCTGTAACTCCATAGTCATCATTCCGTCTCCGTCATTCATTAAAAACCTCTTCCACTTGCACATGTTTTGCAAACACGTCCTTGACCAGCATAATCCATAGCACCTTTTTTACCGCAAGATTCACATTTCCATTTTGGATTATCACCTTTAGAAACTTGTGATTTATTAACTAAACTCATGTATGAACCAGGAACACGCTTTGGGTCATTACCACGATCAGGAACTATAGTTGGCATTAGTTACTCCCTAGTGCGTTTCGTTCGGATGCTTGATAACCAGCAACACCGCCAGAGAACCAGGATACTCTTGGTTCAGAGTAATTTCTATCAATAGTAACTATGTCATCTATTCCAGGTTGAGTGCGATCACCATAACCATAGCGTTCTGGAAATAATTGAATCTGTGGAAGTGGTGGACGAACCATTTCTTGAATATCTTTTCCAGGTATGTTCATAACCATAAGAGCCTGTTGAGTTAAGCGTTCTTGGTTGGATGCCCATGGTCCTAGATAAGAGTACCTCTTGGCTACCTGATCAGGTTGTACAGGTGCACGCCAAGGCTTTGTATAATCATAAACGCCATCAAACTTTTGTGTCACCCTATTGCTCCTCTATGAGTTACCCATGATGTTGCCTGTACTTTATTTGGTACATCAACACCTAACTCGCCAGCAGCATGTTGATATGCGTGAACAAAGTGCTTATACCTACCCATTGAACTTAATCCTAAATCTTGTGACATAGTTCCTGTCTGTCGTGGAACCTTTAACTCTTCTAAATTCTTTGGCTTTCCTGAACCAGCAAAAGGTCTACCCATTGCAATGTCATATGCATGGCGATCAATTGTTACTGGCTCTTTATTACTTGGGTCATGGATGTTCTTAAAGAAACTAGTTACTTTATGTCCGCCTAGTACCTTCTCTGGCTCTTCTCCTGCGTGAATTCTTTTAGCCTTTTCAACATTTGCTGGAAGGAGGGCGCTCTTTACATCTCCAGTCTTTACTAACTCTTTTGCTTCTCTAACGTTTCTATCCCAATCGCTTAATGGGGATAATGCCGCAATAATTCCTGCGCCACGTTTTGTGTCGCCTCCACCAAGTTTAGTCGCTTCTTCATGGGCTTTTTCATACCACTGGTGTCCGCCCTCAACAAATGCTGGAGATGCTTCACGGTACTTTTTAATAACATTTTCTACATGATCTTTAAACTGTGCTTGGGCAATGTTTTGATCCCAACGACCATGAGGATTAACTCCAAAGTAGGCCATGTTATGCCCACGCAGGTCTTAAGTAAGCAAGCATTGCTTGACGTCTTGCGTTAATTTCTCCAGGTTGATCTGCAACAGTGTTTGCTTTTCCGTCATTTACTAGATGTGGGGCAGGAGTTAATTGTGTTTGTGGCGCACTTCGTGGCATCATGTAGGTAACAGCACCGTTTATGTTTACTAATTTTGCTTTCATTTGACGTTCAATGCCTGTCATTGGGTGTATCTGTTCTGGCCAGTAGTACATAGATGGCTCAATACGCTCACCTTTATGTACTCCTCTTTGATAAGCCTTTTGATTTACACGGTTCTTTACTGAGTCTAATAGTCTGTCATCTCTTCGAGATCGCATTGTTCCCAGATAACCATCTGGATATTCTGCTGATGGAATACGCCCAACACCCATGCGAGATGAATCCATTGCATCACGGGCTATAGGTGTTCCTGCACCACCCTGATTGTTATAACCATAAAGTCCACCGCCACCAAGTGATTGCCAGTTCTGTGATGCGGAAAAATTATTTACTCCACCAGCCATCACACACCTCTATTTCGGCGATTTTTTGCAATGGTTGCATATACTTCATTTACTGAAATCTTTTTACCTTTGTATGTAGAACCTCTACTTATTTGTGCTTGTTCTGCAAATTCTTGAGCCTTTGGTTTTGGCTCCATTCTTTCGTATTCTGCAGTTCTGTGTGCACTTGCTACAAATTCTGGGTTAGATTCAACACCAGGAACTTTACGACCAAAATAAACGTTTCCACCCTGTGGGCGTCGTACATCTGTGCCACCTAAATCATACCCAGCAATTTGTTTTTGTTTTACGCCAGCCGTACGTGCTGCTGGAAGTGTTGTGTGTTTTTCACTGATGTCTGAAAATATTTTATCTCCAGATTTCCAAGCACCTTGATAAACATCGCCTTTTGCTTTATTAACATGTTCTTCTTTAAAACTCTTTGCTTGCTCTGCAGTGTATGGAGATTGTGTAATCTTTTCAGCACCAGGAATTGAAACCATAATTCCAGGACTAATAGGTGACTCTCCAGTTTTAAAACTACGACTTGCTCCGCCTTGATTGGCTAACTCTGCAAACTGTTCGTTACTAAGCATTAGGATTTGTACCCCCACGAGATGCAGGGACTGTTGGAGACACAGAGGATGCGTCATCCCAATTAAATGTTGTGCCAGCGGTTTTTTTAGATAATGATAAAGGTCTATCTCCACCAAGACTTCTGTTTTTCCATGCGGTTGCTTGAGCAGCAGAGCCTGTTGTAGAAGCGCTAAGTGACAATGGCGGAGTTGCGTCTGGCGTTTGTGGCGCCAATGAACTGCCGAACTGTGAATTCGACAATGACATTTTAGTAGGAAGAACCCATTCCGCCCTGGAAGTTAGGATTCTGACGTCCAGATACTGAGGGGATAGTTCTTGCATTTGTCATAGTTGAACCTGAGCAAGGATCAATGCAAGGCATGGTTGCAGTAATTTTGTATGCAGCACCCTTACGCTCTGATGCTTCAGCATTTGCTACTAACACATTTTTTCTATTTGCTTTAGTTCCATACATTGGCTCTGCTGCTTGTGTATTTTTCTTTGGCATTAATTTACCAACAGAAGGTGTACCACTTACATTAGTAAATGTTGCATTTGCACCAGAAGGGGTGTATTGATCTTGGCTAATATCTTTTTTCATTTTATTACCTGCTGACTCTAGGTGGTTTGAAGGCATGCCCATACGACGGCGCATTGCATGTCCCATATCTGTCCAATTTGCCATGGTGACTCCTTAATGTAGGTATAAGGATAGAACTAAATTAACTTGCTGTAATGGCGAATACAATGGCGGAAATTTCTCCGTCACGAGATTCAATAGTGGTAAATCCTGGTTTGCAAGTTAAATCTAGGCCCCTAGGAGCCACATATCCTCTAGATATAGCAATTGCTTTTACTGCTTGGTTTACTGCTCCAGCACCTACAGCACGTAGTTTTACCTCGTGTTTTTCATAAATAGCATGAGCGATTGCAGATGCAACACTTTGGGGATTTGAACTTGCACTAACTCTTAAAAAAGGTTCATCATTAGAAATAGTAACTTCAGGTGTAGTTGTCATGTTTGGTAGTCCTTTGAGTCGAATTTATGTACCGCTCCTAGAACATAGGGTAAGGCTAAAGTCTTGAGGCGTCTCTGTATTTAAAGTCCTTCATTTGTTCGGCAACTGCCTTCTCGACCTCATTATAGAAGTTTTTTCCTAAGAGCCTTGCAAGAGCGTAAGAGTCTGCAGCATTATCATCATTAAATTCTATGCCCCACCTTTTATATATCTGTAATAACATCTCTTGTTTTTTTGCATTTCCTTTACCTGCTGCAAATTTTTTAAGAGTCATAGGCGGAACCTTTAGGGGGTATTTTCTTGGGTCACCCTCATCAAAGTAATCAAAGATTGCTAGGCGAACTGTGGCTGATAACTCTCCAAGCACCAGAGCGGCATGGCTAGCAAGAACAGTTCCTTCCATGGCTATGTCTAAAATTTTATTATTGTTTTCCTCTAAATAATCAAAATGATCTATTAACCATTGCCTAATATCAGCAAGTCTTTCAATACCAAAATATGGGGACTTATAAACCCATGTAATATATTTTGTTGGATCTTCAAACTGTAAAGCAGTTAAAGCAAATCCAGTTAAAGACTGATCAATACCTAAAGTTACATCGCAGTCTTTTGGTAACTGACCATCAATCGCTTTGGTTGGCACGGCGGTTTCTTTCGTCTATTACCATTTGAACAGTTCCTAGATAGCCCGCCCCGTCAACTAGGTTGTCTCTTTTTTGTTGATGAATTTCACGACAAATTTTTACCCAAGCCATTGCCAATCCAACTTGCTCTTCAGTTATTTTGGCATTAAAAATAACTTCCCAGCCTTTAGCAATGCGATTAAAATTGTCTAACGGATGATCGTAAGACTTATTACGATCTCCAGTAATTAATCTTTGTGCCTCTTCTAGTATCGTTTCATTGTCCGAGTTCAATATAAATTCCTTTCACAAAATCATTGCTTGCTGGTTTTGCTACAGACTTTAAATATTTATAAGTATCTTGTATTGAACTTAATTTATTTGACGCCCACCAAGCAGACAAAGATGCTGTTGCAAATGATGTTCCGTATATATCTTTTTTTAACCCGTCCATTGTAGTTACAGTGTAGTTGTCTTTTAAATAAAAGTCTACTTTGCCCTGTGCATTACTGTAAGACTGGATAATTCCAGCAGAATTAACCGATCCTACAGAAACTGTTTCCCTCCAACATCCTGGAGAAAATACAGGTTTTTTATTTCCATCATTTCCTGCAGGTGTTATTACTGGGACATTTACTTTTTTTAAAGTTTGTATATCTTTTTTAAAAGTTGCAGACGCCCTGCAAGTGGAAAAGGTGTTACCTTGAGAAAGATTAACTACAGATATATTATATTTTTTTTGATTATTTACTATCCATTTTAAAGCCATGTCTATGTCTTCTAAATAGTAATTAGCAGGATTTCCTTTAGGATCTATACCTACAATTCTAATCATAATAATTTTGGCCGAAGGATTACTCTGTAGAATTGCCGAAACAACAACAGTTCCATGTCCTAATACTTTGTTTGTAGATATAGGAGTGTTAGCCGCTCCTACTCCTTCCATTCTTTGTTTACCGTTAGGGCAAGTAAATTCAGAAACAATGCATACTTCATAAACAAGGTTATCTTTAAACAAAGAAGTATTTATTCCACTATCAATCACTGCTATTGATGGAAGTGGCTCTGCTTGGGTTGGTGGTACTTGTACGCTGTTAAGCAACACCAACCCAATCAGAATTACTTTTTTATTCAATTAACCATCCAGCAAGCAAAACGTAAAATCTATTTAAGTATCTTTCAATTAATAAAAGTTTACCGTTAATGTTTGCTTCAAGTTGAGACCGTGTCTTAGGTGTGTCAAACATAGCCATTTCTTTTGTTAAACCTTCCGTTGCAGAAATGGTGGCAGAAGTATTTGCTAAAACTTTTGGATTAAAATTAATTTTTCCATTTACAAAACTATTTGAATCAAAAGTTACACTATTTGAATAAATAGTTGCGGTAAGCGTAGCAGTATCTACATTCTCAGTTTTAGTAACTGGAATTGGAATACTTGCTGATCCTTGAGTAAACACCTGTGCTTGTGCATCGTATTTAACTGGATTATCAACAGTACCCATATAACCGCCTTGATTTTGTCCAGTTACAGGATTTGCTGGTACTTGCAATACCAAAGAACATCCAGGACAACTTGTGTCATTTGGCATTCTTCCATTCCAAGAACCACCTGATCCACAAACAGATGTAGTACAAACAATGGTATTGACAACAGTACCTGTTGAATCAACAACTGCGTATGTTGCCTCTCCATTTGCATTTGCAGGTATTATTGAAACAGTTGTTAACACACCAACAGCAATTAATGTATTAATTATTTTTTTCATGTTATGAATGTATCCCTCCGTCCCCCTCGGGACTCGTTTGTTCTTCTTGTTATTTCCCTCGAAACTAAAGTGATGTCCCGTTCTTGATTAGAAAGCATCATCTCTAATATCTTGCGATAAGCATACCGTTCCTCATAGATATCCCCTAATTTTATAATCTCTGGATCAGTAGCAATTTGAGCCTTGGCTAGGCTAACAGTAGACCCCTTAGCCGCACTCCCCATCTTTGTGATAAGCATCACGTTTTCTTTCATATCTAAAGACCGTTGGGCATCACGCTCATTTAATTGAGCCTGAACTAACTGTGAAGCCAGGTAATCAGCCCAGCCAGTTAGTATGGTAAACATCTCTGCAAGTTGTTCACTACTCAAGGCTGTTATATCAGGAGGTAGAGTTGCTTGTTCGTATTGTGGCTTAGGGAGAGCAAGTCCCTTCTTCATTATCACATCTATTTCGCTCATGCTTTTCCAATCGAAATGCAATACTTGCAACCATCAGGGTTTACATTACAGTCAGGTGAAACACCTGCCTCAACTGCGTCTATTACCTTCTGTGCAGCCTTAAATATTCTTTCAACAACGTAGTAATCAGACTTAATTGTGAACTCT